ATTTTGAGGTAATATCGTAACGCCGTAATCCATGAATTTTTATATCCGCCTCATCCCATAGTGGTTGAACCATATCCGGGGGAGTAGACCGTAACAATTCCTGCGTGGTTTGCGTGCTCAAAAAGAAAGCGTTTATTCGTTCACTTCCTGACCGGCCTACATCCGGATTAGTAAGCTGCTGTCTGGGAATAATATGCAGAGGTAATTTGAACCATGGAGAATCCTTGCCAATGGGTAAAGATGCTGGAGCCGAATTATTAAATCCATCCTGTAAATTCGGTGATAACGGAAATGGTTTATCCCGAAAGAATACCGACATGGTTATATCTTTATCCGTCAATTCCTTGTCTGGTAATAGTTGCTCCCCATTATTTCCAATATCGCAAAAGAATTCTAGGAAAGCCGGGTCTGCCCATTCATCGGCAAGTTGCCAAAGGTTACCTTGCGGATTCATCAAATTGGGGTCAATACTTACCCGTTCCGGTACCCCGCTAAATCCGCGGGAATTGAACCCTGCCAAAATGTCATCAATGAAAATTCCGCTACTCGCGGGCATTGTATCGGGCATCTTCCAGGTGGCCCGGCCAAACCCTTCCAATTCGATATACCAACCCAAAAGCATACCCCTAACCGTTTCCAGCGGGGTACCCCCAATATTGGGTATATGCGACCATACTTGCATAGCAGTTGAACCCGCAACGTTTTCTACCTTAGATGCAAACCGATTAAACCATATCGGAGTACCTTCGAATATCCTTTGAAAGTCTCTACCGGTAATCATGTAAACCGTAGTATTGGCCCCGGCGCTCCCGATACCTTTTACTCTGCGAACGTCATCTACTAAACCCCGCATGGTGTACCAAATACGTCCATGTCGATGAAATATTATATCCATCCAATCGTCATCTACTATTTGGTCCAACAAAGTATCTCGTTGTTCTTTGGAAGGTTTAACTATTACCTGAATAGTACCGGCGGATTTAATACCTTTATTCGTGGCTACTTGAATTAATGTATGACTTTTATCGAAACGGTACCTACCGGACATATCTTGAGCTCCTTTAGATGCCAGTAGAATAGGATCATCGCCCTGAGAATAAATTATCACTTCCGCCCATGAAGTTTCAGACCCTTGAAACCCGGGGTGAGGCTGTTTAATTTTAGTAGCTACCATTAGAATTTACCCGCAACCAATGCCGCCCAATTATCCCAAACTGGATTTTCCGCAAAGGCAACTAATTTATCGGTGAATCGAACAAAACCTTTGCTAAGTTCCTCCATAGGTTTACCCGCTATATCAGCGAATGCCTTATTCACCTTCAATGCTGATTGCTGTAAATTAAACATGGTAGGCATCATTTCCCTGCCAATAACATTTTGCTGATTCTCTAACCCCGCAGCCCTCCCTACACCCCCGGAGCCACGTATATACTCCTCAGCTCCCGCATATATACCCTTTCTACCTCCTGTTTTTTCTCGGGTTTGCGTACCAAGGAATTGCGCTGAAGATGCTAATTCGGCATCTGTCATACCATTATTTATTCCCCCGGTTAATCGTTCAGTTTCAGCCCAACTAATATTCATACCTTTACGATTTAACGCCTCATGAACTACGTTAATTCCCGCGCCGCCGGCGCCTCCTCCAGCCTTAAATAATTGTCGAATTAATTTCATAGCCCCCGGCGTATTTAATCCCCCCTCCCCAAAAGACTCCATTTGCTTCATGGCTTCTACATAGGCATTCATACCGCCGCCCTGATAACCACCTATATTTTGCAACATGAGTAAATCAATAGCATCTTGCGGTCCTGTCTGCGTAAGCCTCTGAGAAGCGGCACCCATTTGTTGGCCTAAAGCGGCCCCACGTAAACCCCCTAATCCCAATCCTGAAAATACCGTTCCCATTCTTGCTATTGACCCTGAATTAATAGGTATACCCGTGGTTTTCCATTGGTCAAACCCTTGAGCCATTTGTTGCATATAATCCGTCAATTCACTACCTTGTAATCCCAATCGAAGAGCATCACCAATAGCCCGGGCCTCTCCTTTAGCCCCGCCCCCGCCAACCATGCCGCCTCGCCTTCCCGCGCCTAAGAAAGCCCCGGATACATCGGCACCTATTCCATACCGAGTTTGCGCGGCAAAGGCCATTCGTACCATATCCTGACGTTCTGCTTGTGCTAGATTACCCCCGCCGCGTTGTAACATAGGCATTAAAGCGGGAATAGCTGCTTGCTCACTCAAACCCCCTAATGTTTGCCCGTAACGTCGTATCCCGGCAAATAGATCCGTTCCACCTTTTGCCTTATCCGGTTGCCGTCCTTGGCTTACTCGGGCAACCACAGCATCAGTATCTTTTCTTACTCGGCCTTTTATGGCCTCATTAATTGAAACATCCAAAGCCTGTTGATATGTTACTTGCGGATTATTCCTACTAGTCACCATTGCGTTATCTTGCGCGGACTTCCACCATTTAGGCAATCCCCCTTCGGGCATACCCTCAAAATCCTTTTTCATCCCGGGAACCATAGCCCTATAATATTCCGTTTGTTCCCTGGAAAAATCTCGACGCAAATTTGATAAATTTGTCCCCGATTGAATACCTCTGATATTACTTTGTTGCCCCCAGCCCCCGGAGCCGCTTAAAAAGGGTAATGCGCCCAACCGGGTACGTTGTAATTCTAAAGCGCCCCCCGCGAAACCGATTGCATTATTAAATTGACCTGATAAAAATCCGCCAAATCCGGGAATAGTAGATATTGCTTGGGATAACCCTGATACGCCCCCGAAAGGCGCTCCCGCCGCTCCCCGGGCCATATTACCCAAAGCATAACCAGCCGCTTGCCGATACATCCCCGGCCCGCGCTGAAGGTAATCTATTCCTGTTCCCCCCTGAACCAATCCCTGCATAAACGATCCGCGCCGTTGCTCCTTAGCGGCACCTTCTCCGGTACGAGAAGCATTTACCATACGCCGCTGTAATGATTCTGACCGTTCATATTCCTTGTTAATACCTTTCAATTCCGATTTTAATTGCTTGTATTGCTCCGTACCCCTTTGCATACCTGACATAGCCTTTGTAAGCGCTAGTTGCTTATCCAACAACTTTTTCAATTGGTCTGTTACGGCAACCAATTCTTTCCGATAACCCTTACTAGCGGTTTCATTCTTAGCCCAACCTTTTGCTTGTTCAGATTGTGCTTTTTGCGCCTGAGTAACTAATTTATTGGCTTGTTGCTGGACATCTTGGAAACCCCGCGCTTTGGCTTGTACTATAAGGTCTGTTTTAGTTTCTGGCATTAAAAAACCTCACTATACGAAAAGGTAAGGTGTGTACATACTACGTACACACCTTACTTATCCAAATCGGGTATCCGACCTTCCGCCAAATCCTTCTCCCATTCATCAATTAATGGGTCACCACTACCACCCTTTTCATCTTGATTCAAAATACTTTCCAATTTATTCAATGCTTGCAAAGTCTTTCCTTGATCGGTATCTCCCGATTCTAAAGCCGCTTTTAGCTCATCTCGCCGGGCATATAAATCCTCATAAAATTCCGTTTGCCATTCTGGAATACTTCGGGCCTGATATAACGGGTCATTTGAAGGCCGTTTATACTTATCAATCCACCATCGGCGGATAACCCCGTCATTCGTCGCTATGTTCCTTTGCGCCGCGGCTTTCAGTGTTTCCATGCTCGCGAAAAAAGTTCTCGAAAGAGTATACCTCCGCATATACAGCCTGAAGTAATGGTACACCATCAACTATTGATAACGGGTCTTTGAACCAACCCGGCTTTTCATCCAGGCAAAATGATAGCCGACTGACGATGAATGCTATTTCATCGGTCAAAACATCTAAGGATTCTTTCGGAGCGCCCCCCAATAATCGGGATTGCATAGAACCCGCTTTGAGTAAATCCAGCGGGGTAGGGTAATGCACTCGAAAATGACCGGTCCATACTTTACCGCGGCTATCAGTCCAGTTGAATTCAAACGGATAAGGATTTGTTGCCCTCGGGTCTTTCAAAATATCCTTTTCTTTTTCTTCCGGTTTTGGTAAATCCGTAGTGGCATCTACCGCTTCTTTCAATTCATCGGTTGTTACTTCATCAAGCTTTAATCGTTTCGCAATTTCTTCCGGTGTTAGAGTAGACATGATCGCTCTCCTTGTTGAAGTTCAATTATCAATATATGGGAGAAACTAGATTAGTGGCAATGTCTGGATGAAACGCGGATATTTCTTGGATGAAACTTAAATCTCGGATTCGTCTTTCACTCGAATAGCGTTAAACGTTACATCCTCGCCAACTACGCCTTTGGGGTCTATCGCCCAATTATGGCTGGCAATCTTGACTTGCTCTACCACGCCCCAAATAGTGTTAGTCGAGGTGTCCTCAATAGTGGCTTGCATCTCCCCGGAAGTGAGGATATTTTTCAATCTCTCATCCTTGGTGACCCCACCTTTAGGCGCCCAACCCTTCGATTTTATCGAGTCCTTGATAATCCGGAACATAGATGCCGAGAAGGTAACCCGGTATGCCACCGTTACAAATTCCTCGACCTCGATATTATCCAAAACCTCTATTGGAAAATTCTCCCAATCTTCTCCAATTGTCACCCCGCGGCAATAACCGACTTTTACTCCGTTTATACTTAGCCGGGCTCTTGCCCCTGTTAAAACTTTTCCTTTTTCCATGGTAAGCTTCTCCTATCAGCTTATGCCGTTATGCGCTTTGGCTAATGGTGACAAGGTGAATGGTATTCTTTACAAAGTTAATCGGAATTACTGGAGCTATTTCAACCGATACTTCCAGGGTATCCACTATCAAACTAATATCCAGGGACCGCCAAGTAGTTAGAATTTCACCGTCAACCAGCAATCCCAAAGTGTTAATTGCAGCACCCTTACCCGCGTTAATCGAACCCGCAAACCCCTTTTTACCTACCAGGAATTCCATATTGCCGCGGAAGTTATAAGCCGCGTAATCCGCCGCCTGATTTACACTAGCCTCGGTATACGCAATATTGTTACTAACCAGATAAGAGGTAATGTTGCGTACTATCCGCCGGCCAATACCTTCAACCGTTTCCAGGAATAGGCAACCCGCTTGCACCAACTCCTCGGCATCATCCGTAGGATTCCAGGATGTATCTTGCCGATAAGCCAGTACGTTACAATATTTATGAGTTAGCGGTGTTCCTACCGGAGCTCCCGCCTGAAGGCCAGCAACTATCGCAGCATAAAATGGGGGCATAAATTCCGTTAGCACCCCATTGGAGTCATATCGGCTAATCGCTTGGCCAACTACGCGAATATGCCGGCTACTCAAAGCCGCAATATACGCTTTCAATTCGGTCTTGGTAGGAACATCTGTTAAAGCCAAGTTCATCGCGCCAACTACCCCATCTCGTTCCGACCGACCAATTCCCCCCATGTACGCACAATGCGCATGCACGGCTGCATGAACCGCCGGGTTACCAGTTAACACTACCACGGTATTAACCCGGGTACGTTTCAACAGGTTCAAGGCTGATTGCCAATCACTAAAAGAAGCGCTTCCTTCGGTACCCCCGCTAAGGAATACCGGCGCGGAAGTATTACTAGGAGCGCCCCCGGTAGCTCCGCTAGATATTACCGAACTGACATACTGCGAATTGTTATTTATCCACTCATTGCATAAATACAAATCCGCGTAATAGGTTGGTGTAGCGCCTAAACAGTTTACCGCGGCAATCGTAACATCCAGGCTATCCAGGGGTAATGAAGTTCTACCCGTTACCATAGTGAAGGTGAATCCGCCAACCGCAGTTACCGACCTGGAATTAAAATAATCCCGAGCTTTGAGCAACGTAGTTTGGGTAACCAGTTTAGCCCATACCGCCGTCATCGATACCGTAACATTTTGCAAAGCTTCTACATCGCAAAGCACGATTGCCGTAATGGTTGACCACACTACGGCATCCACTACCGGAACTACGCCGGCAAGAGTAATCGTTTTCAGCGTTACAGTCCCGGAAGCATTGGTACCTACCAGAATCACTTTTTTGGTACTGGCGCCACTGGATACCAGGGTTGCTACACCCGCGCCATACATGCAAACACCGAGTTTCAACCCGGTAGTTTTATTGACGCCCGCGGTCAAAGTAAGAATCACTACGGAAGCCGCCGCAGAAGCCACGGTAACCGTACCCGCCGTTGTACCCGAAATTTGAGCCCCCAGCACTCCACTAGCCGCCCATACCTGAGTACCAGTTACTTTGCTTAGACCGTTCAAAGTTAGCAATTCCCGCTTTGCAGCTCCGGCAACATCAAAACCATAAACGGTTATCACCCGACCAACATCACCCGCGCTAGCGGACACTACTTCAACTTTTCCGGAAGCGGCCAGCGGAGTACCCATATCGCCATCCAACCCAGCCATAGTTCTGGTAGCCAAACATTTGATTTCCCCATCAGTAATAACTTGGGAAGTCATCGTATCCCAACCATTGGTAGGCTTGGTATAATGAAGGGTAAACATACTATCGCCGCCAATATCATTGCCGGCTTCAGTAACATCCTCAAAAATGATGGTAATCAATTTCCCCTTGGTAGTTCCCGCAGCTACGGAAACATTGATTTGTTCCGTAAAAGCCCCGTAATCTTTGGAAGTCAAATCCAAAGCATTTCCGTAAGCATTGGGCAAGCTAACCAGGGATTGCGTAGCCGGATTAACCTTCATCGCCACAACCGATTGAGCGCCGGCCACAATATCCGGGTCTTTCGATGGGGCAAAAAGCATATCCGTTACTTCCCGCAAATCTCCGGATTTGAAAAATTGCTTGGATTGATCCGGCTTAGTTAGGCGTATAAAATTCTCCGGTTCCAGATTAGCCGAATAAGGAGCGCCGCCTTCCGCCGTTCCTAGCACTCCGATAATACCGGAAGCGCCTAAACCAACCTGCTCCAGCCCGGAAGCATCAACTTCAGAGTAACTACCAGGTACGCTAATAATTCTGCCGTTGTAAAAAATTGTTGAACATGCCATTGAGTTATCTCCTTAAACTTAAACCGGTTTATTCATAAATTTTTGGTATTCAAATTGCCATTGGTCCCTGGTAAGATTATCCAGATTATTTCGAAAAGCATAACTACCGAAACCCGCCATTTGATCCCACTTCGGCCCTGCTATCGTGAGATACACTCGTAACGGAATAGTATCTAATGGCCGAGTTAATATAGAATCTGTCTCTTTTACTTGCGGCATTTCTACCGGGCTATCGAACTCTTGAATACTTCTCCGTTTTACCATCTTTATATCTCCTATGGCACTACAGTAACTAACGATTTGACCCCCCCAATATCGCTGTTATCATCCCCTCCGTCAATATGTATGCCTCCGACCTTCCAAGCCTTCCCCGCGTTACTCCCCTTGAGTACCGTTTTTAGCTCCCGTTGCGCGGTATAAGTAAGTTGCCGCACAAACCAAATTTCAGGAATATACCGGGGATCTGGGAGTAATTCCGTACCGGAAAGTAGGTTTCCATAAATTCCTTCTGGTATAAAGGTTGGTTTTGCCTCCAAAATAATTGTTTTAGCAATTTCATATATATACGATGTAGCTTCCGGGTGTTCCGTTATGCACAAAACATGATACGTATGATTCCAAAACCGGGTATATTGGTCACAACCATAATCAGGGTCATCCTCATCCTCATCCATTCCGGCTTCATCCCCCAATACCGCGTCACTCTCCCGTTCATCCCCCAAAACGATTGAATAAAATGGCGGGATTTGATCTAACCGAGGATACCCATGAAATACTTTAGGCGTTTTATTGGCAAAAAATGTTTTTATGGCTTCTATTTCCGTTGTTTCCAAACCAAAGTTATCCCCGAATAGCGTATCTAGCGCTTCCGGATGGGCTAAATAATATTGAATACCGGCGGATAACGCTTTATAAAGTATGCGCTGAATCACTTTAACCCCCTAACGTAAGCATCAAAAGCTTGCGGTGCCAATTTAGTAGTGACGTATTCAGCTACTTCATGGGCTAGAAACTTGCCTATCGTTGCCGGGCGTATCCAAGGACTTCCAACCGCTTGACCACTGGCATCAACTGAAATCATTCTAAAAGTCATATAACTACTTTGCGTAGTTCCCCCGTAAGTCTTTTCCAAACGGACCATACCCTCATACGGATTGGTTGCATGGTAATCTTTCAACTTTTGAATCGCTACCGTTTGGCCGCGCCGGGTAACTTGCGTACTGGTATCCAAGCGCCCGCCCCATTTGGTTCCTCCCTTATAAGGATCTGAAGTAGATGGCATCAACTTTTTAGCTGCCCGGTAAACATCTCTACCCAATTGCCCGGATGCCTTAGCCCCCAGCATAGATGAATATGCCGCGCCCATCGGAGTACCATGCGCTCCCTGACCTGGAGTTCTATGCCGAAATGGAATTGCCCGGTAAAATCCACCTTCCGCCCGGGTATGTTTACCCGTAGCATTGGGGCCTAATAGGGTATCGTGCATATCGGTTTCTTTCATACCCTGTTCAAGTAAATTTGGTAGTACCCCGGTTAAGGAAATAACCGCCGTATCCTCATCAGGCCAATTAGCCGCTTGGATACCGTTGATATATTCCGATTTAGTGGTATTGAAAGTTCGACCCGCCAATTGAATCCAATATGCCCGGGCACCCTCAACTATATCCCGGAGTACCGCTTTAACCGCTTTCTCATTGAAAGCAGCTAAAAAAGCTGAAGGCATAATATCTTGAAGGTTCACAATCTCGATCAAAGGAGCCACTCATAACGCAGTAAGGCTTGCGTGGGTAGGTCAATCGGGTCACCCATAGGAGTAGACGGCTTCTCTACTTTGAATTTGCTGTACGTCAACCTAACGGTATGGGGATGCTCAATAACCCTATATGTAGGATGACAAAGATAATGACAAGTGAGCGGAGTACCCGCTACCGGACCTTTACCCGTTACCCACTGGATATCGCCCGCTACTACAGTGTAATCGGTTCCCAACGCATAAACTTGCGTTTTACTCCGCAACAGATTTACCGATACCACCGGATACCGAGTAACCAATAATGCCGCGGGATCACCAGCTAGAATGAGCTGAGCATAAACCAGCGTAGCATCTAAACCAATAATTCGGTCATAGTAACCAAGTTTGTTTTCAGCTCTTACCGTGCATTGACTAGTACCCTCTAAGCGCGGACCCACGGTTTCCCAGGGATGTTTTGAGTTACCCAATCCGGTCATAACCGCATGAATCACCGCGCCCCCGGTGGATATCTTAGTCTGAAGGGTATCCAAGGCGCCTATAATTTTAGGGTTACTTACCGCGCCAACAGGCTTAAAGAATATCCAACCATTACCCCCGCAAAGCGTACAGTTGGGATCAGCCTGGTCCGTCTGAGTAGAAACACTGCGACAAGGACATTGGGTAGTTTGAAACCACGCTACCCGATAGCCCTTAGATTCGATAACCTGAATCCAGCGGTTGTTTTTGAAGTCAACCCGGTTCTTATCCTTAATTCCGGCGGGGAAACCGATTACACCTGGATTTTTAGATAGTGTCGGCATTATACCACCGTCAACTTAGCACCCTTCCAATAACGGATTAGGGTAGGAACTTGTTCTTTTATGTCCTTCCAATACTGTACGATTCGTGAGCCGTAGCCCCCATAAGTGGCCGAAAGGGTACTTGAAATCGATTGGCTTAACCCGTCGATTCCAATTGATGTACCCGCAATACCGGCACCAACAATCATATCGCCGGCAATATTCAGCGGACCCATGGCCGCTAACATCCCTACCAGATGTTTGATGTTAGCTGGGAAGGTATCTAATTCAGGATCCGGTCTGGATACCGCTAATGGATTACTTGGCCGGCCAAAACCCGCTTCATAAGTTATTCGGAAAGCATCAGGTATGAATTTATTCATACCGTAAATTAGCGGTAACCACGCCCCGGAAGCCCCCAATAAAATAGTACCCGCAGTACCGGTACCAGGCACCATTTGCACCTGGCCATCATACCGTTGTACGTGTATCCAATCCCGTTCAAATACTTTAACCACCTGCTCCCCCGGAAGTACCAATTTCACTTCTTCAACTCCGATTACCGGGGAATTTACCAGCTTGAGCCATATATATTTGTTGTAATCTTCCTTGATATAATCGTGGCATTCCTCTACATACCGTTTCGGTATTATTGGCATCTGAAGCTTTTGTTCCAGGAAGTTAACCGCTTGCTTGATATAATGCGTATAAAGATATTGCGGGTACGGTAAATTGGCATCATTGGTTAAGTCGATACCAAACAGGTAAAAATCCTTCAATTCCTCGACACTCAGAACCGTTAATGCTGGTTCCGGGGCTCCCCGTTCTGGAGTAGAAAAGGCATCAAAAGTCCCGCTAATCGAATTGTAATATCGGAACTTGTACCAAAAAGTTTTATCGCCGACCGAATCCGTGTATCGGTATTCGGTTTTATTCGCTACCAATTGTACTCGGGTTTCCTCATCGGTTATTTCATCATAAACTCCAGTTGGTCCCGAAGTACTTCGATAGATTTGGATTTGGTCATACGTCAACATCACCGTATTTATATCCGTAATAGCAATATCAATAATAATTGGTTCCGCCACCATAGTTACCCCTTTATGCCCAGGTAGTAAAATCCTGACTAGCTAAATCCGGTACCGTTTTGGTTATATCTACTCCGGTATCCTCGATAACGAAATTGACCTGTACTAAACGTTCCAAAAATAATTCAAAATATCCGGCACCATCGGTTACCGTAGTAACCGCCTGGTTATATTGCAACGCCCCCTGATTCACTTGCGGAGTCACCGCCTGGGCACTAACCAAAGTATTCGACCGCACCCGTCCCGCGGCATCCCGTACCGTGCCAAAAATGCGGCAAAGATTAAGCGTAGTCACTTATTAACTCCAGGTAGTTACATCCTGACTAGCAGCATCGGGGACCGTAAGCGTAGCATCAATTCCCGTATTCTCAATTACAAAATTTACTATCACCCCACGTTCCAGGTCAATTCGGAAATACCCATTACCATCGGTAAGCGTTTCCGCTATTTTGTCATGCTGCTGACTATCCTGAACTACTTGCGGAGTTACCGCGTAAGCCGTTACCAATACGTTAGAAGCTTCATGCCCAGAAGCATCCCGTACCCAACCGTAAATAGCACAAAGATTCGGTGCCGCCGGTGGAATAATCACAATAATGGAACTACCTAAGTAACTCACATTGGCGTCGGCTATGATTACCAAGGTTTCCGGAACTGTAAATGAATATCCCGTTTTGAATAACCGGATTGAATAGGTACCAGCATCCAAAGCAATCGTTACTTGGCCTAAAACATTAGTTACCATGCGGCCAATAAAGTAAGTATCGGTAGCATCGTAAATATCAACATTCACCCCTTGCAACGGTACAAAGCCAACGGAATCCTCAACCGTAATTTTGATTTTATATGCCCCCTGGAGTAAAGCCGCTATCTTAGATAACGCCAATCCGGTAGACCCCGGATTAAGATGACTAGCTAACGTAGCATCCCATACCGGATCGGCATCCTGAATAAAATGCTCTTCAACCGCGAACCCAATAGGATCAACGGTTGACCGATAATAAACCAGATAAATCCATTCCTCGCCAATAAGGGATTGCTCAAAAAGATAGGTATACAACCCGGGGGAACTAACGGCGTCTACTTCCGATAATACTAACCAATATGGCAACGCCTGAAAAGTAGCTCCATTCCAATACCAGCCATCCAGCGGAGATCCATTTACTACGCGCATACGTCGAATAGACACTTCCGGAGATAACCCCGTAGCACCTGCACCATCGGATAACACTAATTGTAGTTGTAAGGGAATATCGGATGCTGGAGCCCAACGATTATATGAATCGGACATTGCTTACCCCGCTCAAATGCTAATCTCGAAAAGAGTCTAGCACCTGAACAGGAAAGCGTAAAGTTACAAAGATTTGTTTTGTCGTTCCCGGCATAAAATACAAGACGCTAATTCTTTTCCTCCATCTAGCATCCTTTTTATTTCAATTGATACTTCCGGCGGGAATCCCAATACAAGCGGCTCCTCACCGCAATCGTACTTTACAGCATCCCGCATTACCATAGCCGCCGCTTCTATAGCAGTTTTGC